AAACAACATCAGCCGTTCCATTGAACGCTTGGACAAAGACGTGCGGCAGATGCCACTGACGTATGTGACTCGCATTGATTACCGCGCTGACATCGATGAGATTAAGACCATCCTCGGACGTATCTGGGACAAGTTGGACGATAAAGCAGACAAGCCGTGAGTACCGCAGAGCTAATCATCAAGGCGTGGCCTATTTTTTTAGGCATTATCACGCTCATTATCATACTTGCGAAAATGGACGTAAGACTGGCCGTGCTTGAAGAAAAGGTAAAAGCCCTATTTCAGCTCTGGAATAAAAAGGACGGCGAAAAATAATGTGGCAGCAGCTCTTACCCTTTGCGGCAAAGATTGTTGACAAGCTCATCCCTGACCCAGAGGCCAAGGCCAAGGCGCAGATGGACTTGGCGAAGATGGCGCAGGACGGCGAGCTTGCCAAGATGGCAAACGAGACTGAGCTGTATAAGTCAGAGCAAGAAAACATCACCGACAGATGGAAGGCAGACGCAGCGACCAACTCATGGCTTGCTCAAAATATACGCCCGCTCACGCTGGCCTATATCTTGAGTGCGTACTTGGGGCTGGCCCTGCTGGATGGCTTTGGCGTGAAGGTGGCAGAGGCTTACGTCACGCTACTCGGCCAGTGGGGGATGCTCGTGATGTCGGCCTACTTTGGCGGCCGCACGCTAGAGAAGATTATGGACAAGAGGGGAAAGTGATGGACTGGAAGCTCTACCCCAACTTTTCTGCCAAAGAATTTGACTGCCAGCATTGTGGCAAGAATGAGATGCAGCCTGACTTCCTGAACCGCCTTCAGGCGTTGCGCATGAAGTACGGCAAGCCGATGCGGGTGACGAGCGGCTATCGCTGCCCAGAGCATCCGATTGAGGCCAAGAAGGCGAAGCCTGGCGCACATGCAAGTGGCTGCGCCTGTGATATTGGCGTGGAGGGTGCTGACGCTCACCGCCTGCTGCGCTTGGCGCTAGAGCTAGGCTTCACGGGCATTGGAGTGCAGCAGAAAGGCACGGGACGGTTTTTGCACTTAGATACATTGGAAGAGGGCGTGCGCCCAACGGTGTGGTCATATTAGTATGCTGATACCTATTACACTGCAACCAGGCGTCTACCGAAACGGCACGGCTTACCAAAGCAAGGGCCGCTGGTTTGATGCCAACCTCGTGCGCTGGTACGAAAACACCATGCGGCCTGTGGGCGGCTGGCGTAAGCGTTCCAGTAGTCAGCTCTCTGGCAAGTGCCGTGGCCTCTTAACATGGCGCAGCAATGCCAATGTGCGCTGGATTGCGCTCGGCACACACACGAATCTCTATGTGATGAACGAGGCAGGCACGCTCACCGACATCACGCCGACAGGCTTCACGACAGGCAATGCAGACGCATTGCTTAACTTGGCCTATGGCGGTGGCCCCTATGGCTTGTTTAGCTACGGCACGCCCAGAGCGGATACCGGCACGGTCACGCCCGCCACGACCTGGACGCTTGATAACTGGGGCGAGTATTTGCTGGCCTGCTCTAACGCAGACGGCAAGATATACGAGTGGGACTTAGACACCAACAACGACGGCGTGGCGCTGACCAACGCGCCTATCGACAACAAGGCGGTGATGGTCACGGCCGAGCGGTTTGTGTTTGCGCTTGGCGCAGGCGGCAACGCCCGCCGCGTGGCGTGGTCTGACCAAGAAAACAATACCTCTTGGACGGCGAGCATTACGAACCAAGCGGGCGACATTGACTTGGAGACGCAAGGCTCTATCGTCACGGGTAAGCGCCTGCGCGGTATTAACCTCATCTTCACTGACGTGGATGTGCATGGTGCGCAATACCAAGGCCCGCCCTTTGTCTACGGATTTGAGAGGCTGGCGACAGGCTGTGGTGTCATCAGCGCGCAAGCCGTGGCGGCGGTGGAGTCTGTCGCCTACTGGTGGAGTCCGAGCGGCTTCTTCATGTACGACGGCTTTGTGCGGCCGCTCAAGTGTGACGTGCTGGACTATGTGGTAGGAAACCTATCGACCGTGCAACGCTCAAAGATTTACGCGGTCGCCAATAATCAATTCGGTGAGGTGTGGTGGTTTTACCCATCGGCCAATGGGACTGAGATGGATTCGTATGTAGCCTATAACTACCGAGAGAATCATTGGACGATAGGCACACTCTCGCGCACCGCCGGTACCGACCGTGGCGTGTTTACCTACCCCATCATGGTATCGACCGATGGCTATGTGTACGAGCATGAGGTGGGCGTGGAGTATGACTCAGTGGCCCCTTACGCAGAGTCTGGCCCAATTGAGTTGGGCAACGGGGATAGGGTGTTAGTCGCCAAACAGTTGATTGCGGATGAGAAGACGCAAGGCTCTGTCAGCGTACAATTTAAGACCAAGTTCACGCCCAACGCATCCGAAGGCACAAAGAGCTACACGATTGACAGCAACTACACGCCAGTGAGATTCACGGGCAGACAGATTGCGATGCGTGTCACGGGTGCCAGCCCCAACACAGACTGGCGGGTGGGCGTGATGCGCTTAGATGCCACACAGGGCGGTGAACGATGAACATGCTCGACGATGACATGCGCTGGATTGCGCCATTCCGCGAGCTGATTGAGCGTGCGCTGGCGGAAGGGTACGGCCAGCTTTCGTATCACGATGTGGTAGAGGGCATCAAGAAGGGCGAGTACCAATTCTGGGCGGCAGAGAATTCATGTGTCGTCACGACCATCGACATCTTTCCGCAGATGAAGCAGTTGACGATTATTTTGGGTGCGGGTGACTTGGCCGAGATTGATACCAAGATTCGCCCCGTGATTGAGGACTGGGCGCGAGAGATTCAATGTGACGCGCTGATTATCTTTGGACGCCCCGGCTGGCAGCGGGCACTAGAAGGCTACCGACGCACTGCGGTGGTATTGGAGAAAAGACTGTGAGCAATTTATTCAAGTCTAAAAAAGAGACAACCCAGAAGACGGAGATTGACCCGAGGGTATATAACGAGGTGCTGCAAAACTTGCAGCTCGCTCGTCAAATCTCGCAGATTCCGTTTGAGCCATATCGCGGCATGATGGTCGCGCCATTCACCCGTGACTATATGACGGGTGAGGCGATGACACGCGCCATCGCGGGTCAGGGCGGCTATGTGCCAGAGGTAGAGGGTGCCGCACGGCAGGCCGCGCAGCTCATGGGCTACCAGCCGCAGCAGGCGGTGGCCGAGCGTGTCGGCACGCAGTTCACCCCGCAGCAGGTACAAGCGCAGCAGCTCGGCACTACCTTTGCTGCACGAGACATTGGCGCTGCACTGGCGGGCGGCCCCGAGCGGGTTGGTGCAGAGAGACTTGCCACCACGTTTGGTGCGCGGGATATTGCTGGCCCAGGCGCTGCGCCTGTCGCGCAGGCGGCCTCTCTCCTTGGCCCACAGGGCGGCACCAGCATTGCCGACTACATGAACCCCTATCAGCAGGGCGTCATTGACGTAGGCTTGTCCGACATTGAGCGTGCCGAGGACTTGGCGCGCCGTGAGCGTGCGCAGCGTGCGACCGCAGCGCGGGCGTTTGGTGGTAGCCGTGCGGCGGTTGAGGAGGGCATTGCAGCCGGTGAGGCTGCGCGTGAGCGTAACCGCTTCTTAGCAGAGCAGCGTGCGCAGGGCTTCCAACAGGCGGCAGCCTTGCGTGAGGCTGATGTGGCGCGTCAGCAGCAGACGGCGCTTGCTAATCAGGCGGCGGCTCAGGAGACGATGCGATTGGCGCAGGCCGGTCAAATCAGTAACCAAGAGCGTGACCTGCGCTTGCAGCAGCTTGGACTCACGGCGGCACAATCCAACCAAGCTGCTCAGATGGAAGCCGCTCGCGCCAATCAGCAGGCGGTGCAGCAGTACATGCAGATGGGCCTCACTGCCGAGCAGGCCAACCAGCAAGCCAATCTCGACGCGCAGCGTCTTGGCCTCACGGCAGGGCAGGCCAACCAAGAGGCCGCCATGCGCGCTGCCTTGGCAAACCAGCAGGCAGGCTTGGAGGCAGGCCGCATGGGCCTCACGGCGCAGCAGGCGAACCAAGAGGCGGCGCTGCGTGCGCAGCTTGCCAACCAGCAAGCCGGCCTCTCTGGCGCGCAGTTCCAGCTTGGCGCTGGACGGCAGTTTGCCGACCTCGGCCAGCAAGCACTACAGAATCGCTACGGCGCTGCGGCGGCCATGACCGGCCTCGGCAGTGCGCAGCAACAGCTCATGCAGCAGTACCTCAACGCGCAGCAGCAGGAGTTCATGCGGCGGCAGCAATATCCGATGCAGCAACTTGCGATCGCGCAGGGTGCCGTGTCGGCCAGCCCGTACAACCAGACAGTTTACGGCAAGACGGTCGGCACGCCGTCGCCGATTCAGATGATTGGGCAGGCGGCCACTACCGCGATGGGTATGGGCTGGGGTGGATTTGGCGGTGGCGGCTAACCGCCAGAGGAGACAACCATGATTGAAGGATTAGAAAACCCAGCCGGCGGCGATGGACTTGGTATCTTTGGGGATACGCTAAGAAAGAAGCGCAAGCTATCGGACGTGTTAGGTGCGCTGTCAACGCTTGCCGATGACCCGATGGAAGACCCGAAGAGTATTTATTACCAAGACCTATCTATGGATATGCCGATGGCGCAGCCTGTCAAGGGTGGCGCGCCGATGTATGACCCATCACAGTTGTATGGTCGGCTTTTTCAGATGTATGGCGGCCGGCGCGTGCGCGGCGGG